GTATTTCCTTGGTTTTTCTGCTTATTTAATGCATAATCGTAATCATAATGAATTTTCTACTGGAACAAATGTGTTTAGTCAAGATTGGGATGTCATTGCTCGTAAAATCCTTTCCCGTGCTGGTAAAAATGGAGATGGTGTAGTTGCAGGTGATTTTTCAAATTTTGATGGTTCCCTTAATTCCCAAATTTTATGGTATATTCTTGATATGATTAATGAATGGTATAATGATGGCGAAACTAATGCTTTAATTCGTCGAGGTTTGTGGTATCATATAGTAAATGCAATTCATATCAATGGTCGAACTGTTTATCGTTGCACTCATTCCCAACCTTCTGGATGTCCTCTTACTGCTATCCTAAATTCAATTTATAATTCTATTGTTGTTCGTATTACGTATATTCTTTGTGCTATTGAAAGTGGTCATTCTTCTATGGCAAACATGAATATGTTCAATGAACATGTTTCTATGGTTGCTTATGGTGATGACAATTTGATTGCTGTGTTAGAAACTATTCGTGATTGGTTCAATCAAGTAACTATTTGTGAAGCTTTTCTTAAAATTGGTCATGTCTATACTGATGAAACTAAAACTGGTCATATTGTTCCTGTCAAAAATCTTGCTGAATGTGGTTATCTGAAACGAAAATTTGTTATGGATCAAGTTGTTAATCGTCATGTTGCTCCCTTATCCTTAGATGTTATTCTTGAAATCCCTCAATGGACTAAAATTGGTATTCTCTCTGAACAAATTACCCTTGATAATGTTGATGTGTGTATGCGTGAACTTTCCCTTCATTCCGAAAATATTTTCGATCATTATTTTAAAATTATTCGTAATAAATGTGTTCAATTTAATATTCCTTACCCCTTCCGTACCTATGATGAATATCGCTGTGATGTGTTGAGTGTGCCTCTTTTTGAAAGTGAAAGTGAAAATTATATTCTTCATTGGACTTCCCAAACTTTTGATTGCTCTTCTAAACAATCCCAACAATTGATAAAAGAAAATAAAATAACTCCTCATTGTATTAAGAAATTACAGTCTCGTGTTCATTCTCGTGGATATTTCACCATCGATGTTAAACGCCGTGTTGTCCACTTACTTTTTGATAAATTCTCCGTACAACATTTAAGACACCGCCTTTTATCTATTCGACCCTACTTGAATAATGCTAAGCTCC